CCAAACCAATTGTGATGCGTTAGAAATTTAAATCCAGCTATGCTGTTAGCCTCCAAAACAATAGCGGAAAAAAATACTATTAATAATTTCCACCACTCTACTTTTGCTATCATCTTATTCTGATTTATTTAGTTCGTGTTTTACTTGCTTCATCCTTCAGCTTCTCAATGTAAAGAGTCGCATCCATCAACTCCTCCTGGAGATGGTTGAGCCAATCAATCAATGAAAGGTCATCACGATCAAGAGTGCGCCCATATTTCTTGATGCCGAGCTGGCTGCGCTCATAATACTTTGACAGCACCTTGAGAACGATTGGGTCTTGTGTTTGTTGTTCCATCAGTTCAGGCTTGCCCATTGTTCATGAAATTCCTCAGGAGTCACTTCAGAGATATGCACCTCATCAGAGAATGTCAGCACAATGCAAGTGTTCACTTTGGGCATCATGTTGAATAGATCGTGCACTCTTGCGACCAGGTTGTCGAGGTTGTCATTCTTGGTGCCTATGTATGCGATAAAGTACTTCATTTCATTAGGAAGTTGAATGCTTGAATATAGAACTCATCACCCACTCCATGACCTCTCATAAATCGAGTGACAGTGTAGTAGTTGAGATTCATGTCTTCAGCCAGGTGAGTCATTCGATATCTCTTGGAGATGCGGGACTCCAACTCCTTATGGATGAAGTCCCGGATGTTCTCCCCATCAGAAAGGTAGATCGTCATCGATTTCATCGCTGATTGGTTTTGATGCTGGTGCTGCTGCTTCGATTCGGATATCCCATGCATTGAGTGATACATAGTACTTGCCGTTGTACTCACGACCTCTCAGGTCAAACTTCACCTCGCACTCCTGACCGACTTTGGCGCCATCAAGGAACTTCACTCGCTCATTCACTGCTTGAAATTGTACCAACTGAGGATACTTATCACCGATACTGAGAACGAACTCTCTGAGATTCATCTTCTCGCTTACTTGTCTTGCTTCACCGATTAGGTGGATTGTGCCTTTTGCTTTTAACTCTTCCATTTTACTTGTTGTTTAATCGATTAAAAATTCATCAGTGCTCACTACTTGTACTCCTTCAACTAATTCTGCAACATTTGCCGTTACAATTGCAGTTGTGTGTGGATGTGTGTTTTCAGATAGCCATTTCATTAGTGGCTTTACTGCGTGTTCAAATGTTTGCTCTTCCATTTTTACTTGTTGTTTAATTGTTCATAATAATCGTGATATAACTCTGATGCTTCTTGAAGGCGAGCAATCATCTTAGCCTCAATATCTTCATCCCTATCATACCACAGTGCTGTGATACGCTTACTTGGGTCAATGTGGTCGACTCGGTGCAACTGGAGGTTCTCATATTCGTTGAGGAATTCATCCCAGGTAGTCACCATGCAATAGATGAGCTCGGCACATGGTTTGTCATACAACATCATGTATGCTCTGAGCTGCCATTCATACAGTGGGTTGATTGCATCCTCAATAAGTGCCGGGAAGGTATCCAATGACCAGGATGTTTTGACATCGATGACCTTCTGCTCACTGATGATATCAGCGGTGCCAATGAGATAGTCATTCTCAATGGTCACTTCATTCTTGAGATAGTCAGTGAATCTCACCGAGTTGATGAGGTTGATGGACTCCAGTTCTTGCTCTCGACCCTTCCAAATGTATTTGTTGTTTAGTTCAGTAGTGTAGTTGTAAAAGTCCTCCTTAGCACACTGCTTGATGTAGCTCTTGGCTGTTTCACCGATGCTGTCCTTGGCTCTGCCATTTGTCATCAGCTTTCCTATTTGCGATGGATGCCATTTCATAGTGCAAGCATTTTGAGTTGAACATCAGTGAGTGCATAGTTGGTTGCCAACTGTTGTGCTGTGTACTTGCCAGCTTCGATTGATTCCAGGGCTTTCTTGAATCGGTTCTCATCGATTACTGGCTTTGATGCTGAACCCTGAGCTGCTGTGTTGCCATCATCATCAACGGCTTGAAGCGAGAGTAGTGACTGCAATGTACCTCTTCTGAAGTAAGTGACGGCAGCGAGCACCTTTTGTGGGTCAGTGATGACCGGAAGGCTCATGAATGACTCGATGACCTCACCTGAATCGATGTCGATGATACGAGTCACCACATCATTACCAACCACTGGCTGCAAGAGAAGCAATCCATGCTCGTGGAGGATAGGCTCCACCGTTGTGAGCAGCGCATTGATGTCAGCATAGCTCTTTTTGAAGTGTGGATTGGTTGCATTCTTTGCCACCTTACCAATTTGCTGCTTGGCAGCGTGCAATTTTTGCCAAATGTTCAATGGCTCGAGTGTAGCCTCCGCTTTTTTTGTAGTCATAATTGTTGTTTTTGTTGTTTTGAATTGTAAATATACTCATTTATCCTATTAATTCGCAAAATTGCTCATAAAAATTCAAGAATCCTTCGAAGTCTCTTGCAATGATGTACACACCTCCAGCTTCCTCGATTGCTTTCTGATATGCTTTCTGAGCTTCTGACTGCCTATCCTTGCCATACTTCACCTCAATCTTCACACTTCTGCCCTTAATCGTGGCAGAGATATCTGCTGAGCCTGGTGTTCCGGTTCCCTTGGTCCACTGCCCACCAATGGCAACACCATCAGTGCGGTACTTTTTGCGATACACACCCATCGTGTTGATTCGCTCGGCTTGGCAATTATTAAACTGAAGGAATGCAATGATTGATTTGGTCAGTGCATTGGCTCCGTTGTCATTCCAGTGGTCCAGTGCCAGGAGGTGCGGTGGTATTCCTGGATACTTCGCCATCTTGTATTTGAGCTGGAGGTTTTTGAGCAATGCTCGGTGTTGTCGTGTCATTTGTTTATCGTTTTTTCAGATTCTTTTAATAGCTCTAATGTCTTTTCAAAGCCAATAATTTCTGCAACTTTTCCGATGAATAGCTGTCTTGTTAGCCTTTCTTTTTTCTCCATTTCTTTGGCTTTTGGTATCAAATCTTTAATCCAAATATCAAGTTCTGAGTTTGGCTCAAACCAAACTTGTTTTTTGAATTCAGTTAAAAACCATTCGAGTGCTGTCTTTTTCATTAGTTCTGATTTCTTAGTTTATGTTCATCAATTTTCCAGCTCATTTTACATACCAGGTAGAGCTTGACCAATTCATCAAGTGAAAGCATTTTAATCTCTGACTTATTCCAGGACCATTTGTCATGAAAGCCACCACAATATGTGCCGCATTTATTTACAAGCTCATGATTGAATGCAATGTATGCTGGTGATATTCCATAAACCATGTTTTCAATATCTTCTCTATCACAATTTAGTTTCATTGTTTAGCTTTATCATTCAACTCATCCCACACATCATCAGTCGGTGTGGTCGACTTTTCCACCTCAAGCATGAAGTATCTGCCGTTGTGATTCCTTCCTTTGTTGAGGTTGTATCCTTTATAGTCAGAATATGACTGCACCCACTTCAGGAATCTGCGAGGCTCAAGCTCCTTGAATGAGGTAAACTCTGAGGTAAACTCCTGAATCTTGCTTCCGTTGTAGTGGTACACATCAAGCGCCAGGTTGCCCTCTTCAGCCCAATCATAGAAGTCCTTGCAAGTCGCTTGAATAAGTCGCTTGGCATCTGCGTTGATGCTGATGGCTTTCATCAATCCATTTGTCAGGTACTTTTGTAGGTTCTTGACCATATAGTTGTCAAATCTCAACCAATCCTCATCATCCCAGGAGTCAAAGAGCAATCGACCATACTCATCAAGTGGGCTTCTCTTGGAATGGAAGTACTGATAAAACTCCAGCTCATGCCTTCTGCGATCGTGGGAGCTGCCGGCACCACTGATGACATAGTTGGTGGTGATGACTATCTTTGGCGAGCGGTTGAATGGAATAAATATCTCATCCTTATTCTTGCGGTTCACGGTGATTCCCTCAGTGATAAGGCTGAAGAGCTGCTCGAAGTCGAATGCCTTGCGCACATCATCGAATGCAAGTATCTGAGTGTCCAGGTTGACTCGCTGATATACAAAGTCAGACTTGGAAGGGTTGAAGCTCTTGCCATCAATCTTGACCACTCTGCGCAGATTGTTGAGCGCTGCCAGCATCAGTGACTTCCCTGAGCCACCATTTGGATTGTCATCAATCTCTTGGTCGTTGAATATGATTGCCTTTTGGTCGGTCTTATCCTTGAATGTGTGCATCAGGTAGCCGAGTGTGGTCTCCAGTGCATTCACTCTGCCGCTGTCATCTGCTGATACCTTGCTAACGAAATCTTGAAAGTCATTTGTGCAGTCATCGAGCAGCGTGAAATCTCGGTCAATGATTTGGTTCTCCCAAATGTATCCATCCACATCAATGTAGCTCTTGAGCTCCACTTTGTTCTTGGATATCTTGGCAACTCCATTCTTGAATGGGATGTATGATGAGCTCTTGCTATCCTGGAGCATCAGTATGTTGATGCTGTCAATCATATTGATGAAGTTCTCATTGAATAGGAATGCGTTCCTGGAGCAGTAGTTCCAAACATCCATCTCACCCTTGCCTTGGAGATAGGTCAACACAAAGTCCTTGATTTGTTCTGCCGATGATATCCTCACTTTGTTCTCTTTGACTCTGACAAAGGTCGGCTTCTCAGCATTCTCAGGGTAGTACTTGTTGAAGCCATTTTTGACCAAGAACTCAGCGTAATTGGATGGCTGAATTGTGATGCCTCCTTTTTCGTTGACTGACCAAAAGATATCATCACCGGTCTGAATCTCCTTTTTGATGTCCTCAATCACATCCTCTCGCACATTGAGCTGCTTTTTGATGTCATCATCTGCCACTCCGCTCTTGAGCTTCTGCCGTACCTTTTGGAAGGTATCTTTATCCTCGAAGTATTTGATGCCGTAGGTGGCTTTCTTATAAGCCGAGCGCACTGTTGTTGCCATCTCTTGCTCGGTGAAGCTGGTGCCTTGCGCATACTTGGTCCAAATGTACTGCTCTGCTGTATCCTTGCTGATGCCATACTCGCAGAGCACTGCTGCCAGCTTAAAAACAAATTGATTTCTGCTGCCATCCACGAATTCACATCCATGGTCAAACTTTTCAATCAGGTTGATGATTTTATCCTCATCAGATAGGATGCACGTTGGAGTGCGCTCAGTGTAGCTAAAGCCCTGGTCTTGCTCGATACCCTCATAGACTTGGCAAAACTCGTTAAAATAGATGTCAGGGTCATAGGATTCAAAGCACACCCGGCTGACGTTGCTGTTTTTGGTGTCAAAGTATTCACTATCGAAGTACTTGCCGAATGCAGTGAATCTGCGCTTGTGCTCAACCTTATCACATTTTGGAATTCTGATGACTGCCTTGAGACCATTCCCTGATGGAGATGTGAAGACCATCATAACGTGCGGCTCAGCAATCAGGCGCTTGCGTTCATCCATCATCAGCTTCTTGGTTGGATATTGGTCAAAGTCCAGGATGCACAAACCACTGTGCTCAACCAAGCTGCTGTCATTTCGCTCGGTGAAGGTTCCATTGAACATGATCGCATTGAGTGATGACTTGAGACGCTCATGCTCGGGGTCTGCTTTCTCCAGGGAGCGGATGGTTGACACTTTCTTGATGAGGTCCGGGTTGCCCAGTCTGATACGGTTGTACACCTCCTGAATTGACAGCTCGAAGGGTGTCTCTTTGATGTTAAAAAGGCTTTTAAAAATTGATACTTTCATAAAAATGG